CTCCTCTCTAACGACAGGGTATTGCTACCTTGTGGTCACAGTTAAGTGACCGTCGTCCAACCACGCTTTATTTTTGTCGAGCGTGGTACAACGACAACCGATGGATCCCCGAATGGTGGAGTGACAAGGTCACGCATCAGCCGGGGCCAACTATCGAGTTTTGACCTAATTCGCCTAGTGGAAAGGCGAGGAAGTAAAAACTCGGTTTGTTGGTAATCTCCATTCTGCCTTCGAGGAAACATACTCCGATTCCGGAGAATCGCTTCCTCAACGGTAGGGGCAAGTCTACAAGGGAAGGAACTAGTTTTAGTTCCCCAGGGTATTTTACCATGGAGAGCTTCCAGTCCCACCCATATAAGGTTTGCCGCTTGAACATAAGCTTTACTCTCCAGTTGATTGGCGAGTGAAACGTATGAAGCAAGCGCGGAGCCATCAGTTCTCTGATCAGTCCACAAAGTACGCAATCGTGTAGGAGTGACATCGACGCCTTTAAACGCGTCCATACCACAACTCTCACGAAAGTACCCCGTGATACAGGATTTGTCAGTGTTGACCAATAGGCCAACACTTTCTAGAGCCTGTATGCTAAGAGAAGCCCAATCTGTGGGAACAATAATATCGTCCCCATAAACGAAGATTCTCTTGCCCACTTTCTCTAGTGGCAATTTTAGAGTGTGAATTACCGCGGATACGATAACCACCCAAAAGATAAACGCCTCAACGGGAAAGCATAAAGCTGACCCCATGGGCGCAAATTTCTTGTAGTGGAGTACACTCCCATTTGGGAGTTTCGTACCCGTTGACCGGCAAGCCTCTAAAGCCCGAATAAGTTGAGAGCAGTCCTTAAAAACTGCTCTAACCAACTCGAGAGAGACTCTGTCTGAGGCATCTTTGAGATCGAGAGTCGCGTTGCTTCGACTAGTAGAACTAGCCTGAGCAAGACTTCTATTAATCTCTTGGTGCGTAAAGTTAACTTGTCCCTTTGTGTACCTGTTACGGTACTCCAGATGACAAGCCAACTTTCGTCCCAGACCTTGTTGAATCCACTGGTATTCCAATGGTTCACAAGAGATGAGACGCGGACCCCGGGAATCTTTCGGCACGAGTACAACCTTTGAAGTGCCTTCTTTAAGGCGTTCCAAAGACTTGTACCAGGCCAATCGGTCCAGTAATTCACGACACCCTCCCACGATAAAGTAATCGTAGTAGGGATATACCGAATGAATGTTAGAGTATAGGCGGGAAAATTCCCACTTACCCTCCAATGTTTCACCGGTAGCCACGGCCCCTGGTCCGTGTCGCGGTAGAATGTCCTTGTGGTCGAAACCATAAAAGACCTTCCTCGTAATAATCTTTGCCAACGGGATAATCTCGTCGGCAAGAGGATTACTAGATAGCTCGAGATCTTCATCGGTCTGAACAAAGTTGGCAATTACTTGCTCCTTTTCAGATTCCGCGAAGGGAATTTCGAGCTTATACGCGAACCACAGTACTTGCCTAAGATGCTTTACAACATCTGGGGGTGCTGTGTCCAGGAGAAAACCGTCTTCATCGAAGACCAGGTTAAAGTACACCTGTAGAAATACGGGCCTACTTTGCCTATACGCGGATTTAAACTCGCGAATAGGTTTGAACCTGCCACTCACCAAAGCCTGATCAAGTGCTCTTCCCAGTTTTGGGAGAGTCTTGGTCAAGAAGGCGAGCCCTTCATTGTGAAACCTTCTCTGCAAAGAAAGGGTGTCACGTTGAAGGGAAGCTTCAACTGATGAAGATGATTCGAAAGGAACGCGACTAATCAGCAGTGCATGCAGGCGGAGATAAAACTCCTCTTGGCTTTTCAGGTTGCCAGTGATGGTAAACCTCCAAGGCCAAATGCCAGCGCGCCTACTTATACGATCTCGGCGCAAGTCGGGACGGGTCTGCTAAGATTCGCCCCGCAGTAGCGCATCGATGTTGGCCGAAGTGGCCAATCCGGTAGCCGCAGCATCAGTAAGAAAATCAACGATATGGGTAACCAAGTCGTGGATAATCGTATTGGTAACTGCAACGTCACGAGGAATCGTCAACGTAAAGTTGGCGTTCACAGTGGCGGTACCGGTGGCGGTTGTCACAGTCTTGTTCACTTGAACAAGATGCCGATCGACGATCTGGCCAGGAGACTTGCCTGTCGTACTATGCTTGATGTTCAAGATAGTAGGCAAAGCAAGAGTACTTGCCACGTCGATCCGACGTGTTCCATTGGCGTCTTGCGACACCAACTTAAAGACCACGTCGGTTCCATCCGCTTTATCGAGCGTTAGATCGTTTGCTAGCATTTTAGCACCTCGCAGAAAGAAGGCACAAACTCTCATCCACTTCGGAAAGAGAAAGTGTCTTCGGCATGCAGACCTGCGACAAATGCCTAGCGTCGCTGTTCAAGCAACGCGAGGCCTAGCGCCAGCTGCTTCGGAGACAATGAGCCATCCGTTAAATAGAATGAGCTCATTGGGAGACCTGGCTCCCGTATAAACCTTTGTATTGTTGCCGAGCCCAAAAAGTAAGATCCAACGTTGGATCCACCAGTTGCGCACGGTGACAATGGAACTATCTGCCAAATCTCGTACTGCCACTTCTCATTGAGAGAGTAGCCTACGTTACTAAGGCTCCATTCACCCCCGAAGGGTTGAATAGTTAGATAGTCCAGCGACTTGCTAAAGTGGAAAAACCAATCAACGACGAAAGAGTAGGGAATTGCTTCCCACACTATCGAAGCTGGTTTATTAAAACCACTAGCCGCTGCAAAAGCCTTCAACGAACCCAATTGCGTATCAAGGCCTTCCAGATTCTGGAAGAGATCCGCTTGCGCGGAAAATGTACCTTGATAATTTACTCGTCTGAACTCAAACTGCAAGCCTAATGACTTGTAGGTTGTGCTCACAACTGAGGACGGATCTAACCGTTTAATAGACGCGCCATTCCACGATTCCTCGGGAATCTTGCGTTTAAACCTCAGTTTCTGAGCCTTACCCATGGTGTCTTTGAGGTACTTAAGCCTCTTATTCACAACATCGGCAAGGTCCAGTATTTTCTTGACATCTCCAACAAACGGCGCTACGCCGAAGTTGTAGGCAAGAAAATTAGACGATGCGGTTCTTGTCAGAGATGATTCGATCTTAGGGATCATACCCTTTAGATCTTTCAGTTCATACACGAAGTTAGCAACGCTAACAGTCGCAGGAACCTGATCATTGAAAGCACTATGTGCCTCCAAAGACCAGTCTGACAAGAGGGTAGGTGAAGGATGCGGGATTATGGCTGCCATCCCGAACCAGAATTCGTCAACACCGATTGCGACGGGCATACTCTCTAATCGAGAGATAAGCGCGCCGTTGGTATGACAAAATGGTTCAACGAGTCGTTTAGCATTCGACTCAATTGACAAGTGATTACAAGGGTTAAATTCACCCTTGCGTGTGCTTACAACGTCCACAAATTTACTATAGGACGTGGGCCAACGCGGAGTATCTTCGAATATAGGAAAATCGTAATGATCTGCTCCCAGATCATATCCGAATTTCCAGTTCGTCGACATACCGCCATCAGTTGTCAAACGGGTCCGCATTTGCGGAGAAGCCATAGTCAGTCCTCCTAGTTGAACACTCCTTTCGAGCATCCAAATTCAGAGAGGTGGGGCGAAAGCC